CATGCGAACAAGAAAAATCATCTAACCTATACCAATGAAAATATATTTAACAATCGTGCCAGATCCAGGAGAAAACTTCCTCACCTTTGAAGCCAGATGCAACTCTATTGAATCTTTAGAGATGGAGCTAGGAAGGTTTGAAAGGCATGTATACAAGAAAAAGCTAATTGCCAATGATTCTCCAGTGGGTACAAACATTGCCTACGAAATGTTTAAGAAAAAAGATTTACATTCAGAGGAAGAGGGAATATAATTATCCAGCCCAATTAATCCGCCAACATGACAAATAAACACGAATAAGAATTATATACAAGCTACTGCCCTCGCCGTTGGCGGAATCTCCTGCGGGGGTGGTGGTCTGTATATAATCTAACAATAACAATTATGAAAACAGAAGAACCGTCTTTAGAAGACAAACAAAGGCTTATTCTTACCTGGATAGCAGTAGACCTGGGAGAGGATAGAGAATTTTTAAACAGGGTAAATAAACTTACGTTTGGCTTATTAAAAGAGAATAACGTCTACTAAACAATTAACAATAATAATTATGGAAGGCTGGATTAAAATTCACCGTAAACTTTTAGAGTGGGAATGGTACGACGACACCAACACGAAGGTGTTATTTATTCACCTACTCTTAAAATGTAACCACAAAAAGAAAAAGTGGCGTGGAAAAGAAATTAACCCTGGTGAGATAATCATCGGAATTACTGAATTCGGTGCGCAGATAGGATTAAGCCGCCAACAAGTTAGAACCTCTTTTAATAAGCTGATATCAACCAACGAAATAACCATCTATAGTACTCCGAATTATAGCTTGGTTAAGCTAAATAAGTGGGACGACTATCAAACAGATAACCAACAGAATAACCAACGAATAACCAACGAGCAACCAACGAATAACCAACGAATAACCACTACTAAAGAATGTAAGAAAGAAAGAAAGAAAGAATTAAGCACAGTATCTAAAGATACTAACTCGGCTTTGCCTCGTGTCCAGTATGAAAAAGAAAATGGGATTAATATTTCGACCTTAAAGGAAAAAGCTAAAGAAAAAGAAAAAAATTCCGCCCAAAAAGAAAAAGAAAGTTACGGCAATCCTGGAATCAACAAGATGTTATTAGCCCTAAAGGGAGCGCTGGGCATAGATGCATTTGCTGATTCTCGTAACGAGAGAAACATTGGCAAGCACCTGGTTAGCCTGTTCGACAAGGTTGGAAAGCAGGAGTTTAAGAGGAGGCTTGATTATGTTATGGGGGACGATTTTAGGCGGAAAAACTGCAACAGTATCACGTATTTGTACAACCAGCTCAAGAGCGTGCCAAAAGAAACAGTCAATAAAAATATAATTTTTTAACCATTTCACATGGATATTCAAGACCACATCAACAACGCAGCCAAAAAAAAGAATTACGGAGTGTTTTTCTTTGGGGGTACAGACCCGCTACTTGTTTCCCCGCAGCACGCAGCAAAGGTTAAGATCGCACTTCAAACAGGGGCGAAGTTTGTTAGCCTGGGGGAGAGCCTGTATGCAACAAGCTCTATTTCCGCACTGGTTTACAAGCCCGAACCATGTTACACCCACGGGCAAGAACCAAAAACCAAAGAGGAGATGGCGGTTTATAAACTCGGCTACTACGAAGAGCAATATTTAAATAAACAAAAGAAATTAACATGAACCCACCAAACGACGTAGAATTAGAGAAGCAAGCAATAAAAATGATGATAGATGATGCTGATTCTATCCCGATACTGGTTGCGAAATTAAAGCCAGACGATTTTTATAACATGCTTCACGCAAACAACTTCAAACAAATCAAAAAAGATTATATTGCTACTGGTGAGATAAACATATCCGCACTGCAAAAAGCTTATCAATACCTGGAATCTGATTATTTCAATACGGCAGCGTTTGCCGAAGAGTTCGCAGATAAAATAATCAATCTCAAAAAACTACGAGTGCTTCACTTCCACCAAGGCGAGCCAGTAGGAGATGATGCAAAAGCTTATATCGAAAAAACATTGCAAATATTTTCAGGGCTAGGAGATGAAACAAAAGAGAAAAACGAAATCAAAGATGTTTTAGCCGAAGCCTACGAAGACTGGTGCAATATTGGCGACGGCATAGCGGGAGATACAACAGGGCTAGACTCACTTGACGACGTGATCGACGGCTATTGCCCTGGTCATTACTGGGTCATTGGGGCATACACCAACTACGGGAAAACCTCACTCGCTTGCTGGTTACTGGCGCAATACATCAGGAGCCACCCCGACAACCATGTAGCTTTTTTCTCGGTAGAAATGAGCAAGAAACAAATTTCCGAAAGAATAATCACCCAATACACAGGTCAGCCAATATGGAAAATCAGACACGAACCAACAGCTTTCGACGACGAAATAGACCAGGTTGCAAAAAGCAACGTCCACATCTTTGACAGGGACAGAACACCAGATGCAATCAGGCTAAAGCTTATGGCACTTAAAGCCAGGGGTAGACTTCCCCGCCTGGTATTCGTGGACTTCATTCAGAACCTACACGTCCAAGGGGGAGAGTACGAAGGTACAACAAAGGCAACACTAGAGCTTCAAACCCTGGCGGGAGATCTAGGGATAACGATTATCGCACTTTCCCAAATCTCAAACGAAGGAGCCAAAGCCCCGACAACAGTCATTCCCTTCAAGGGATCAGGGGCAATCGCAGCCTCCGCAGACCTGGGAATAATTCTCCACAGGGACAGACAAGCAGAACTAGAAAGCCCGAACATGTTAGCCACGCTCACCATTCAAATCCGAAAGAATAGGCACGGAAAACTAGCAGAAATCCCGGTGCTATTAAACCAAGACACAGGAGTTATAAATAAATAAAAAAGATTTGACTTTGTATAACTCCCGTGATAACTTATGTAAGAACATTAACTAAAAACTATGAGATATGAAGACAGGCTAGTCGTGAGAATGACTGCCAACCAAAAAGAGGTGATCAACGAGTTTGCCAAGGAAAAAGGCTGGTATACAGCAGCCGACATGATTCGACATTTAGGGAACTATCCTAAATATATTCCAACAAACCCAGTTGAATAATGCCGTGTGAGTTATTTGTATAGGGCTTACGTCGATTTAAAATCAAAAGCCGATACATCTATCCGCTCACGAAACAAAACGCCTTAAATCTAAAATAAATGCCTATGAAAATTATTACTATTGCGGAAGCAATAAACAGGGACCTCATAATCAAAGGGGCTAACAAGCCTATCCCCCTGGAGGAATTATTTAAACCATTAACAAAACCACATGAAAAAAGCACAGACAATCAGGTTGAGCGGAAACACAGAGTACGCAAAGGTATCTGACAGGCTCAAAATATTTAGGGAAGAATGCCCGCACGGACTTGTAGAAACTACTCCTACAATCGGAGAAGGGACAATTATGTTTAAGGCTCGGATTCTAAAAGACAAGGGCGACGAGTCTTCAGCGGAGGCGGTAGCTCATGCGATAGGAGGTACAACAGGGCAAAAGGCATTTGAGAAAATTGAAACTATTGCAGTTGGTCGGGCTTTAGCGATGCTCGGATATATGGCTAGCGGGGAGATTGCCAGTAGTGAAGAGATGGCAGAGTTCCAGGAGTATTTGAATAGTCAAAAACAGGACGAAATTATGGCTATCCAGGACAAGCTTTCCAAGCTTAAGACTATTGAAGAATTGCGGCTATTCTATAAGGAAAACAGCGGCAAGGGGAAAGATGTTGATGCAATGATTATGGCTAGAAAAGATCAATTAACCTTATCAAAATGAGAATCATAGACGTAGAACAGGGTAGTCAAGAATGGCTAAACTGTAGAAAAGGGAAGGTTACGGCTAGTCATGCTACTGCTATCGCTACTGACGGAAAAGGTTTAGATACCTATATTCTGGAGCTAATGAGTGATTATTATTCTAGCGGTGAGCGTGTTTATTATTCTAATCCAGACATGGATAGGGGTAATGAGCTAGAGGAATTGGCGGCAGCTATGTATGAAATGGAGAACGGGGTAACCCTTGAGAAGGTTGGATTCGTGGAGTTCAATGATTATGTAGGTTGTAGTCCAGATCGATTAGTCGGAAAAAATGGATTAGTCGAAATCAAATGCCCGAACGATAAGAATTATTTTAAACTGTTATTAGACGGGAAGGTTTCTACTGACTATATAGCGCAAATGCAGATGCAGATGTTGATAACCGGGAGAGAGTGGTGTGACTTTGTGGCGTATAACCCTAATTTTGAAAAGTCTTTGTTCGTTAAAAGGTTTACGCCAGACCAACAAAAGTTTGATCAGCTAGAAGTTGGATTCCAGAGTGCAGAAGAAAAGATCAAACATATTAAGAAACAATTAACAACAATCAAATGAAAAAAGTTAGACTATTAGAGTTCGTTACAGAGGAAAAAATCTCTAAAGCTGGTAAGCCTTACAAGGTTGCTACGGCAATGTTTGAGGGGGAAATTGCGCCTAGAACAGGCTTTGTAGATAGAGAAATGGCAGGTTGGCAAGAGGGCATGGAGGTTTTAGCCGTGCTGTTTGATGAAGAATATAACGGGAAGATTTATAAGAAGTTCAAGGTTGCTGGAGAGCTTGAGTTTTTAAAAGCAGAGGTTGCAAGCCTTGCTGATCGAGTTAATAAACTTGAGGGAGGTACAACTCCAGCCCAAAAAGAAAACCCAAAAGACGATTTAGTAGAAGAGCCAGTAGATGATGACGGATTACCATTCTAATATGATTACTTACCAACTAGCAAAGGAGTTAAAGGAGGCAGGGTTTCCACAGGAAGTGACCTGGTATTACGTGGGCGAGAGTAAAGAGCTGGAAACAGAAGACCATTGGTTGACGGTTGACTGGGAGTGGGGAGATTGCAGAGAGTGGTGTGATGTTGATCATCTTGCTTGCCCCACCCTATCAGAACTAATAGAGGCGGTGGGAGATTATGTTTCTCTGGTTGGGACAGAAGGCGCTTTCGTTGCAAGCAGTTCGGCAAGTGTTGCCCCAGAGTTTTTCGGTGCTACCCCAGAAGAAGCAGTAGCTAAACTATGGTTAGCACTTAACAGAAAAGCATGAGTTACGACGATGAAAATAGGCAGTGGGCATGGGACCAATTAAAGAGTGCGGGTACTGCGCTGAAAAGGCTTGAGGGGAAGTTGTTTGAAGCAGAAACGCCAGAAGAATATTTCTTAAACGAATTACCAAATGAACGAATTTAATCCAACCAGGGCTATTCAAACGCTTAAACAAAATGCGATTGATATAGCAAAGAAAGGGGCAGAACTGCACAAGCTGCGGCTAAAGTTTATCGTAGCAAAGGCTATGCTGATGGACGCAGAACAGAGCGCAAGGCGTGGACTATTTGAAGACAAGGCGGACGTGAAGGCATCTCTTGTAAGGGACTGGATAAAATGGTGCGTAAGTGCTGAACAAAAGACCCATGACGAGCTACAAGAAAAAATCAGGGACGTTAAGGAGCAAATAGAAATAATGATTGAGGTGAACAATAGCCTAAAGGCATCTCATAGGATCATAGAACTTGAGGCTAAAAACATGATGTAATAATTAACACTAGGCTTATGAAAATAATATTTCTGTTCGCAATTGTGACGCTGTTTGTATTCTCCCTCTTTGTGTTCAAACTAGCGCTGAAAATAATTAAAGAGGAAAGGTATATCAGGACATCTATTAAAAAATCTAACCCAAGAAAAAATGTACGAAGAGAGTAATTCAACTAAATATATCATTAAACTGATTGCATGTGGAGTGTCAGCGGTAGTGGCTTTGTCCCTAATATTTATGAGCTTTGAAACTGTATCGGCTGGTGAGCGTGGAGTGGTGTTGAGATGGGGAGCTTATGACGGAGTGTTAGAAGAGGGCTTCCATGTTATCAATCCTTTTTCTATGTCTATTAAAACAATGAATGTCCAAACTCAAAAGGTAGAAGTTACAGCGGATGCAGCAAGTAAAGACTTACAAAGTGCAAATTCTGTTGTGGCTTTAAATTATCATGTTGATCCAGCAAGGGTGGGAACTCTTTACCAACAAATTGGTAGGGATTATGAGGCTCAAGTAATTGCACCAGCTATACAGGAGGCAGTGAAATCTGGAACAGCTTTGTTTACAGCCGAAGAGCTTATATCTAGAAGAGCAGAGGTAAAAGAAGCTGTTAAGAATAACCTGGTTGCTAGGCTTGATAAGTTTTATATCCTTGTTGACGACTTTAGTATCGTGAACTTTGAGTTTTCTCCACAGTTTGATGCAGCTATTGAAGCTAAACAGGTTGCAGAACAACAAGCGCTACAGGCTGAAAACGATTTAAGAAGGATTGAGGTTGAAGCGAAACAAACTATTGAGAGTGCAAAGGCTGAAGCCGAAGCAATTAGAATAAAGGCTCAAGCGATTACTCAACAAGGCGGAAAAGACTATGTTGAGTTAAAAACTGTAGAGAAGTGGAACGGAGTGTTACCTGTTAACATGTACGGCTCTGCGCCTACACCATTTATAAACATAAAATAAAAACCTATGCGAATACATGCAACATTGCCGAACGGAAAAAAGAAGCCGCACGGTGAATACAGGAACGGGATCTTTACCAGGAGGATAGGACCACAAACTGTTAGATGGTCGGACAAAACTATCCCCCTAAACAGTAGCGTGATTCCACAACTGGATAAGCTGAAATGTCAGCACTTGAGCTTCATATATATTGGAGCCAAAGATAAAACAATTTACGGAATATCTTATAAGAAGGCTAAAGCTGTTGGAGAAATGGTTACAAACGAACACGGAGAAAGAGATTTGCGAATACCCCTTGTTGCATGTTCTGTAAAGGACGTAATTCCTTATCAGGCTAAAGAGGAGGGGGCAGAGGTAGAGATAGTAAAGCCTAGCCAGGAGGCATTGTTTAAGGTCAATACGGAAAATCGTTAAATACGGGTGGTGGTGGAATAGGTAGACACAGGCTGAAACGCTTTAGATAAAGAAACTGCTGTCGTGTGATACTAGAGAGGCGTATCAATAAATGAGGGCAAAACGAGGAACTAACAGCGACGTTGCAGTGGTGCAAATCCCTGCCCACCCAACTATTAACCGATAACTAAACATAAGATGAATAAAACATTATGGCAAAGAATAAAAATCGCATGGAGAATTGTATTAAATAAGCAACCAGTGCCTAAAATACACTCCTTTACTTTTATCTCACACATCAAGCTAAAGAATTCCCGATGGAGATTTTATTCTTCAACACTTACCTTTGATTGGAGCAATGACTGGTATATGGAGCAAATGTTTATGCCCTACTCTCACAGGAGCAAAACACAATATGTGGCAGGAAGCATTGCTGACCTAAAGGTGCTAGACAATGGAGAGGTTCACACTAAAGTCAAATAACTAACCAATAACTAAACACAAGATGGGTAGACCAGAACATTTAAATTGCGTAAACACAGCGGAGGGAATTAGTAGAATTAACGCAGACCAAAGTTATTACGACTCTGATCCAGAAGGTTATGAGAGGAGAGAACAAGAGTACAGGGAACAGTATGAACGAGAGGCATATGAGAGAGTAATTGAGGAGAGAAACATGAGTGAGGAACAGTCGAGAAACGATAGCGGATTGCCATTTTAAATTAATCAATAACTAAACATAAGATGATTTCACTTGGCTGGCTGCCCTCGATGTTTGCAGCAATGAGTAGGCAAAGAAAAAGACCTGAAACCGAGGAAGAAAGAGTGCATAGGATAAATAGTCAATCACTCAACAATAGAATTAATGATGAGTATGAGTGTGCTTCTACGAGATGTTTAAAGTGTAACCACGTTGGAATGAATTATGAAAGGCATTTAATGCTCGGAGTTTGTAGGAATTGTGGTGAGGAATTATCAATGGAATTTATTAGAAACTATCTTAACCAACAACCACCCATGAAAATAGAATAACTACTAATCAATAACTAAACATAATATGAGCGAACTAGAAGCATTACAAAAAGAAGCAGAAGACCTTTTGAGCGGAATGATTACATCGGAGTCCGTAAAGTCTTTTGAGATATTTGCTATTAAAACACTAATATCAATCGCCTATTTGAGAGGGCAAAACAAAGTATTAAATGAGCAATTAAACAAATAAGCCTATGTGGAACATTTATCACTTATTTGCAGTCGTTTACACCTTTATGCAGTGGGGCTTTTGGTATGGTGTGCTGTCAATATTTTTGCCAATTTTCCCAATGATTGATATAATAAGATATGCTTTTAATTAGGTTTATATGAGTATAGTTTTAGATCATGGAGATTATGCAACCGCTAGGACATGGGACCAAGGACAATCCTTAACATGTGTATCTCATGCTTTCTTTGCACTACTAGCAGAACACGTACAACAACACACCGAGAAAATAGTAGAGTTTGATTTCTACAAGTACCATGACGAAGCAGAAGAATATAAAAAGAAACATGGCGGCAATAGGGTTGTTGC